CATGTAGCGGCCCTGCATACCTGCAACAGCCACCGCCTGGCGCGCGTAAAGCTGAGCGCGAAGCGCCGCAACCGGAACCGCATGATGGGTCTTCGCCTGGATGTAGACGTTGGGCACCTGCTCCCCGCTGTCGCGTCGCTCTTTCAAATTGGCCACCCACTCCGACATATCGAGTATACCCGCGGACGCGCTATCGACCTTCCAGCAAGGAGACGGGACCGTGGCCCGGCGTAGTTTGGCGATCACTGGCTTACTCATTTGCGGCCTCCCCACACTGGTGCTTGGTATTCAGGAATATCGTCGTCTACTACCGGGTTGCGGTAGCGTTCGCGGCGGCGTTGCTGGAACGCCTGGTCTTCCGCGCTGCGCTGACGTTCGCGCTCGATGTCGGCATTGCGCGCCGCGACCTTGCGAACCTGGCGACCTTCGGCATCGCGCTGGCGAGCCGTGGCTATCTTCTCAGCCTGCGCTGTCTGTTCGGCCTGCGCCTGCGCGTCAGTGAACTTGCGGTCTTGGTAGAACTTGTGGATGTAGGGGAACCGATAGCAAAGGTCTTGGAAGTTCGGCGCCTTGTGCATTTCCGAGTTCCGCTTGCTCTCGCTGCGGGCGACGCTGCGACGCTGCGCACTGCTGACAGTAGCCCAGTTGGCAATCACCCACGCGAAGCAATCAACAACATCCTCCACTGCGGCAGCCTGCATACGTTGGTGTAGGACTCCGGCACCCTTGGCCGTGACTACGATGCGCGGTGCCGTAGGGCCTACCCGGTCACGGGCGGTATCCAGTAGGGCTTGCAGCGTGAGGGTATTCCACTTCTTGGTAGGTACAGACGTATTGCTAGCTCTGCTCGCTTTGCGTGCTTTGGATTTGGATAGGATGGCTTCAGCGGCTTGCCTGGCCTTGGTGCAACCGTTTGCACTTGGGTGCATCTCTTCTCCTCCTTTATCCCCCGGCACCGCAGGTTGCCGGTAGTCTTCGATAGAAGACTCTTTATGGTTATTAGATATACGCAGTATATCTTTTAAGTGTGGCAAATTTTGATACGGGGTGTAGCAAATTTTGCTACCCCTATTTTCGCCATTTTCAGGGTCAGTAAACTGCTGTTTTTCTTCTACTTTTTGCTCTGGTTTTATCCATTTTTGCACCCCGGCGAGGCTTTTACCTTCGACAATTTGCTCGGTTTTTACCTCATAAACCCTCGGAATTAGCTCTGTTCTGCCCTGCACGAATGCGTGAACTTCGATAAGCCCCTTAGAAACTAACCCATCCAGTGCTGTGCGTAGGGTGTTGTAGGTCATGCCGACCCCGGCGCACACCCGGTTACCCTCAGAATCTACTACACCCTCCATAAAATGTGTTCTGCTGATCTTCTCTGCGCGCTTCCTGAACATCAATGTTCTGCCGAGAATGAAACTCAACGTAGCGAACTCAGACATGGTTAGAAACTCTGACCAAAATCTGGCTATGACTGACGTTACTTCGACATACTCAGAGAACCGCACACCCTCTCTTTCTGTGAGCCGCGCTACCACCCTCCGGTAGTCACTGGACTCATGTACGGTTTTTTGCATGACTAGACCTTGAATTGTGTCGACTTAAACCATGCAGGCAGACGTACTTTCTTTTTCTTCGCCGCCAACGCTTCTGCCATTTCCTTTTCAGTGAAGCCGAAGTCAGGCAAGTACCTGTAGTAGAGCGGGAAATCCAGCCCAAATACTGCCGACCCAGGGCCTCCCGGTTCACGACTGAAGTGTATTTCCCCCTCGTCTAGGCCGTCCGGGCTGAAATGACTGCGCAGCCCTACGTACTCATGCAACTGCTGTAATGCCCCGATCAGCATGAAGGGATTCTTACATACTGCCCCGACTATCGGTTCGTGGCCCGCCGCGACGAAAGCTTCAGTGAACTCTCGAACGCTGGTGACCAGCTCCAACTTCCCTTCTTTAGCCATCTTAGCCAGGAGATGCACCCCCAACGTGTAAGCCTCAGACTCTACCAGCCCTACTACATGCAGCCGGCGGAGTCTGCGGTACAACCCCTGCAACTCCTCGTTGGCCTGCTCCATTACTCACTCCTGACCGTTATAGACATCTGCGATCCGCCGCCGCGCAAAGCTTTGATCTTCTCTACGGAGAGGAAGCCGCGCTGCTCCAAGTGCGCGAGACCTACCCGTATCGTATTGAGGGCTAAGCCCACCTTTGCCACTCTGCCTTGGTCATCTGTGTAGCCCTGGAATATCTGCTGTACAGACAGCGAGACACTTGCGCTATGCTGCCTGGCGGCCTCTGCGGCGAGCCAGGCGTACAGACAAACCTCAGCCGGAGTAGCTATCGCGGGGTCTCTGGCACGGGCCCTGGCCAATCGGCCAAGCGCCGCCCCCGCAGCCACGTCGTTAAACGTCTGCGTCATTCCTTTTCTCCGGTATTGTTTCGGCTCGATTATCATAACATTTTGATCAAAGGCCGTCAATACCACAGGTATGAAAAAGCCCGCAACACTGGCGGGCTCTTGACTTCTGGCAATATGTCAGATCGTGACAGGTTCGAGCGGGATGACCTCGTTACGCGCATCGCGCAAGCACACAATCGACTCGCCGTTGCTCAGAGGATTCACGCTGGCGAGCCGGCAACGGTTCAGCCAGGATACTTCGACCTTTCGAGCCTGGTCGTAGGACGAGAAGCCGAGCTGCCCCGTATGCATGGTGTGGGCGGGTTGCGGCACGCCCGTTGGGCTCATCAGGACAATATCCCACTTCTGGGTAGCGTCGTTGAAAGTGATCTCGGTCGCCCGGCAGACCTTCTTGTCGCCGAGGAAACCCAAATCGAATTGATCTTTGTGCAGGCTCTCCACGGCGCCGTCCGGGGTGACACTGATCACTAAGGCTTCGCTGAGTTTGGATGCAATCGTTTGCATTTGGATTCTCCGAAAAGGGGCTTGCGCCCCTTCGGTTAGAGGGTTTGCTGCTGGCCGGTTTCTGCGTAGAACTCGGGCTTCGGGTCGTCCTTACGATCCTTGGTCTCGCCGCCGGAGATGGCCATAACGAGGACTTCGGTCGCGTCCTTGCAGCCCACGCCCTGGAAGCCTTCAGCGTCGACGGTGGTAACGCCATCAGGCTTGATAGTCACGCGAATTTGCTTGGTCATGGCAGTTCCTTACTGGTAGCCAGTTACGAGAAGTTGAATGGTGCCGTCAGCTTCGACGGAGCGCTCTACCTGCATGCCCTGCTCGGCGGCTTGCTCTTCGGTCGCGGTGAGCACGTACATCTGGTAGAGACGGCCGAGTTTGGCCTGGGTTGCGGTGGCTGTCGAAGTGGGCTTGGCGCCGAGTACCTTCTCGACGCTGCCGCCCCAAAAGTCGGTGCGAATTTCGAAGCCATTACCGTCAGCCGCCGGATAGACGCCGAGGTCGTAGCTGGCACCTGGCAGTTCGATAACGTATGGTGCTGCTCCCATGCCGACTTGGTTGGCAGAGTACGCGCGCGGGGTGGCGTTAGCCTTCATCTGGATCGACATACCATTGGAGCGAAGTTCCTCGACGGCGGCGCGCAAGGCGCTGATCGAGGTGATTCGTAAGCTGGAGATGCTGGTCGTGTGGGACATTGATTTCTTCCTCGTTGTTTCGATTGAGTTTGAGTCTTCTGACTGGTCGCGATGCTTTCTTCTGAGGGTATGAGTGTGCGCTATTTCCTCCTTTTTGGGAACCTACAGTGATGTCTGTGCGCGGTCTTACAATCTGTCCTGGTCGGTAGAATTGCGGCTCCATGATCCCCTGTAACGGGCCTGGCTCGCGACGCAGAGCCTCTTCTGGCCACCCAGAACTTGGCATAGTTACAGCTACTAAAGTTCTGTCCTGTGACAACAAAGCTGGGAAATGTATGCCATAAAACGCCACCCGCAAGCTGTGGTCTACAGGGTCGTAGTCAGCTCGCAAACACAGGCTAGGGAAGTCAGTAGCTATTTGCTCAAGGCTATTGGCAACGGCCTGCTGCTGCCGATAGTCGATGCTGTTCCCATTGGCTATACACCCCAGCAAAGCCACCATAGCCCGGAACCCCACAGAGTTCGCATTTTGACATAGGCGATTAGACAACTCACACCCGAAAGCAGTGGCCGTCCTGTGTACGCGTGTGACCACTCGGTGTCTGTACTCCCCCGAGTGGCCAGGGTCGAAGTCAAGAGTTTCTAACTCCTGGTGAATGGTTACGTGCGGGTCGCTAGCGGCTTGCACGAACCCGTCGATGGGCACTCGGTAAGACAAGAGCACCTCGGGCTCTCCAGCAGGCAGGCGACGCTCCGTAAGAGTGGGCTCGATGCGAGTCCTGGCCGCAATGTGCTCCGGTGTGTCGAATAGGAATACCACCCGAAACGTCCTACGGTCTACCATCCGATCCACGGCTATGCGGCACGTAGTGGCTGCATTAAAAATGCTTTCGCAGCTCTCTTGTCCCGGCAAAAATCACGGAGTCTGTCGACGGCTACAAGGATAGCCGACGCGGCTAGTTCCTGGCCGAAGCTACTGTCGCGTATGCTCCCCACAGCTGTATTAGCCGCTGTGTATACGTGCGCGGGAACCAGTTCACGTATTCGGCAGATTTCCGCAACCCGCGCCATGATCTCTGAGAAACTCATGCGCCTGGCGATAGCTTCCACACTATCCCAGGCCACGTCGAACTCGCAGGCTATGCGCATCACGACCTCCGGCGGATACCGCGAACTGGGCGCTCCGCCGTGGCGATAACTCGCACCTCACCATCCGACGTGGTAGTTGCCTGGAAGGTAGGCTTGGGCTCGCCCTGGCCAACAGTGGCCCAGCTGAACAGCTCGGCTATCTCCTCCGCATTGCACTGCACTTCCTGAAAGCGCTGAGGGATTTGAAACCCGAGAATACGCAACTCGTTAGGTTGCATGATATCGCCACGGCCTTGAAAAACAGTGAAGCTATCGCCAAGTACTGTCAGGCCCGCCGCAACGGGCAGAGTGAGGTTGACCCGCAAAGGCGCGGCAGTCTCGCGCAAACGAACGAATAAGGTTCCCTCAGAGTAAGTCACGCCGCCGCGCGTGGCTCTCGCCCCAAGCATGATGACCGTACCTTCTTGGTGATCCACACGGAAGGTGAAGAACCCTTTCTCGGTCTTGGTTTGTGCGGCAGGGTGCCAGGCTTTACTGCCTGGGTGTTGCCTGCCCGTCTCTATCGCAGCATCTCGAACCCAAGGCCCCCGCAGGCGCGTTGCGTTGAAAGTGACAGAGCGCGTGGCAAGCACCACGCTACCGCGTGCGTAGGTGGCGCTTATGGCCATGATCAGTCCTCCCCTACCCGACGCGGGCGTACCACGCGGCCTGGCCGCGGACTGTCGCGGCGAACTTCGCGAGCAACAGGCCGGTCATAGGCGCTGGACTCTGCCGGGCCGTTAGCAGGAATGGCGTTAGCCTTTGCCCACTCTTCAATAGCCGTGATCTGCGCTGCGTGAGATTTCGCCATAGGTACGATGCGATTGGCAGCTGCGATCAGGTGACGACCTTCCAGGTCTTCTGCCGATTTGTCGTTATACGCGAGTACCAGTGCATCCTTGACGGTCTGTTCTACCTCGGCCGGTACAAAGCGATCAGAGGCTTGCAGATAGGCGTCAACGTCCGCCCGGTCGAGGTCGTCGATGTCGCGACCGCGCAAGCGCAGGTGAACGGCCAGCGCGGCTTCCCGCTCCCGGCTATCCGGTACGCCAACGGAGAAGGTCTGGTCCATACGACCTTTACGGAATAGCTCTGGCGGCAGGCCGTCGATCTTGTTCGCCGTGACTACGCAAAGTGCACCGCTGTTGTTCTCCTGCATCCACGTCAGGAACGAACCCAGAACGCGGGAACTCACCCCGGAGTCCATACCGCCGCCGGAGAGGCCGCCCAGGCCTTTGTCGATCTCGTCGACGAATACAACGACCTGGCCCATGGAAGTGATCATGTCGAGGGCAGAGCGCATGCGCGACTCGGAGTCACCGACAAACTTGGAGAAGATGCGGCCGAAGTCGAGTCGCAGGAGAGGCACTTGCAGGGTAGAAGCGATGGCCTTGGCGACCAAGCTCTTACCGGTGCCGGGTACGCCTACCAGGGCTACGGCTTTCGGCGGCTGCAAACCAAACGCTCGGGCGTCTTCGGAGAAAGCATCCTTACGCTCTTCTACCCAGGCCTTCAGACCTTCGAGACCCGCGACGTTATCCATGGATTCTGGGTACTGCAATTCCAGGATATCCGACTGATTAACTACGGCAGTCTTGCCTTTGGAAATGCCGCGGTACACGGGGTCCATAGTGATGGAGTCGTGCTCTTTGGGTTTGGTGTCGACGATAGCCAGATAGACGCAGGCGCGGAACTCGTCCAGCGTCATGCCCAGGCCCAGGCGGGCCAACTGACGAAACTCGGAATCGTCGATGTCCACGCCTTCCTTGTAGTCGCCCTGGCACTTCTCCAACGCTGCGCGCAGTTCCTTTTCCAGCTCAGCCTCGTTCGGCGTGGGCGCTTTGAGGACATGAATCAGGCCGGGCTGGAGGTTGATCACCTCTTCGCCGGTGACAATGATCACGACGCAGTTCTGTCCAGGCAGAAGCGTGCAGTAGAGTTCGAGCAACTCGGTGACATTGAGGTTGTTGTTGACCAGCTGAACCGGCACATTGTAGATGCAGTGCAAGAGTATGTTGCCCTTGCGAATGTTCTCCAACTGAGTAAGCGGGTGCTTCATCGCGGCAAGGAACTTGTCCCCGTCGTTCTCCCCGCCCAGCTCGTGGCGATAGTAGTTGCCGCCGTTGAAGCCGGTGCGCGTGCCCTGGATAACGTCGAACTCACGGTAAGCAGAGCCTTCCTCGGTAGTGATGTGCTTGCGCAGATGCTCAAGCGTACGAGCCGGCTCGCGGGACTTGATCTGGATTACGGAGATACCCGCATCGACCAAGCGGCGAAGGGAAGTAATGAGTGCTTCCTCGGAGGTTTCAACCCCGAGCTGTTCGGTATCTTTCATGTAGTTATCCGTCGTTTAGTGGAGGCTCACGCCTCAGTCTATTAAGACCAAGCAGGTGCAAACGATTGCATCTGCATGACGGATTATACGCAAAATGTTAGGGAATTGCCAAACCTACAGTGATCTAGCCCGCACTACGCGGGCTACTGAGGTTGTTTGGCTTTTTCGACAAGAGGCTTGAGGTAGTCGATGAGGGTGTTGTGCCTGATCTTGCAAGTTGCCGCCACCTGCGCCAGGTCCGCGTAGTCTTGGAGCAGGTCTCCAGTGCTATTCTCGGGCGCTTCCCCTAAGCCGGTGCACTTCTGTATCTGCTCTTCCTTGAGTTGGCGCAACGCTATTCGAAACTCGTCCGTACTCTTTTGTGGCTGGCAGCTGGCCCCCATGAGTGCGAAACATACCAGAACCGCTACTGTACAAGTGATCGGGCTTTTAGCCATTCTTCCCTCCCGCCATCCGGCAGAGCCTGGTTATAGAACTCGGGATTACTCTCGCGCTCCACTGTGATGTTTTTGGTTATGGTGACGTGCTTGATCTCGATCTGCCCGATTTCCTGGCGTAGCAGACCAAACTGCTCAGTTGCGAGCTGTGAGTAGTGGTCCGTCAGCTGCTCCTGTTCGGTCAGCTTCTTTTCCCATTCCTTGTTGACTTGTGCAATCTCCTCGGCAGCCATGGCGCCCCGTGCTTTCCACGCGGCATAGCCGGCGGCGCCCGCCGCGGAGGTGACGACCAGAGCCAGTATAACGCCGGTTACAACCGATTTAAGGTCGCTAAACCCGATCATAGATCACCTCCTTAACGTCGTTCAGGAAACGCTCTACCAGCCAGTCCCTTCTTGAGTTCTTATTGGTGCGAGCGTCCCGTATTCGGCAGAGGGGCACTTCGAGATTATTGAGTCGGCTCCAGTGCTCCAGGAACTCTGGATTGGCGAGGGCGGCAGCTACGCATTCCCAGAAGTGAGGGTCTGCGTAGTGCCTGGCAGAGATCAGGCTGTCTTGAGACATAGCTGCATCTCGTCAAGACGGCGCATGTGCAATCCGCGAACGAATTGCTTGGTGCCGTTAGCCAAAGTGATGTAGGACCACACGGGTCTTCCATCAGCTCCCCAGGCCAGCGCGCGGCACCCCTCGGCTATGCGGCCTTGGTTGATCAGGGCTACCGCACGGCTAGCACAGGTAGTAGGAACGCCGAAGTTGTGGCCGTGGCTGTACAAGGCATCGAAGACGTTTTGGTTGACCTTCGAGCTGCGTAGGCAGTCCGCTAGCGCCAGCTGGCCCTTCTCCGTGACCATCTTCTCGACTT